GGGCCCGGATCTTGGCGTTAACGTCCAGCAATTCCTCGTTCACCATAAACAGCGCAAAATTGTCACCTTGTCCCTGCTCCTGCAATTCCATCTCATATTTTTTTCGGGCCAGCAGCTCCTGCTTCCGGGCCCGCAGTTCGTTAATGGTCATCCCGCGTTCTCCTGGGCTTCAGCCCCTGCAGCGTAATACTGCACTCCGGCCTGGGAGCGTCATAGTAGCCAGACAGAAGGTGAGCAGCCTCCCTGGTTTCCCGCAGGGCCTGCCTCAGTGACTTCAATTCTGCTTCCGATAGATCTCCGGCAACTTTGTGTCGCTCAATAGCCATGGCCAGTTTTGCCGCAGCCTGCTTATATTCAAAAGCCATCTCCTTCAAGGTGCTCATAACAGTGCTCCATTTCCATACCAAAATCTACAAAAAAACCGTGAAGAAAAATGGTATCAAATTTCTGCCTTTTCTATACCGGCTCCAGGGGCCTCGGATTTCGGTATCAAATTGATTTGAATTTTTTACGGGGTGTTTTTGATATGATGGAGCGCCGAAACCACAAGCGGTTTCGGCGTCCATTTAGTCAATCATCGGATTTGGCTTTTTCCAAAAATAGTTGCAAAAATTCAAATCGTGGATCAGGCTTTCTACCGTACCTGTCTATAACTTGGGTAAAAAATCCGGTGTCCAGCCATTAAAAAAACCTTTATTTTCAATGGGTTGAGGCCTATCATTCCATATCCCATTTTCAGCCTCTCAAAAAGGGTCAAAATGGGATATTACAAATTGGGCGAAAAAGTTGCAGATTTTGCATATCGCCCAGGAAGTTGCCGCGGCTCGAAACGCCACTTTCGGGCGTCATCGCCAATCTTCTGGAACAGCCTGGCTTCGGCCAGCATTGGGGTGTCCTCACTGATACTGAACTGGAAACACTTCCGTTGGCAATTCCAGATTCCCCACTTTACGCCGGGCAGGCCCCGTTGATATGTTTCACGTTTCATACTGCACCTCCGGTATGTTCATCCATTTTTTCACAACAGCATCCTCCCACTCTGGGTAGGCCTCCAGGATCCAGCCCTCGTTTTTGGAATAGGATGCAAATTCATAGGCGTCTTTCAAGGTCAGATTAGGGCCCGGTTTACCGTCCACAACCACGAGCACAACGACATCTTCAGGTGGCAGTTCCACCTTTGGGTCAATCCACTCAAATCCACTCAGGGTATCAATGGCCTCCCGCAGGATGGCACAGCCATGGGTGCTGCAGTTGTGCTCATGGCCACACCCTATGCAGGCCAGACTACCTGTTTCTACCTTCAGGCCGTTGAGGGCCTGGATCAATTTTGAAATTGTCATGGCCACTCTCCTCACTTTTTCTTTTTAGCCCGGCCGTGTTTCTGCGCGTGGCCAACAGGGACATAGCAGTCTTTCCCCCGATGATACGTCACGGTGTTGGGC